GAGCTGTTCATCAAGCCGTAGAGCTTGCCTGGGTCATACCAGCCATGCTGAAAAGCTATGAAGACAGTCTTCTTTTGGTCTTGCGCGGCATCCTTACGGATGCTGCGCGTGCCTACCCGGCCGATTCTGACGATTTCGGGAGAGACTTTTCTCGAATTCTTAGGAACGTTGAAGCGAGAGGTTTGAGTGTTCTCACACTCGAGCTTCCCGCCTTGTGCAAACACCTTGACAGGTGTCTTGACAATGCCCTCTGGGTCGAACCACATCTTCCTTTATCAAGGAGGAGAGGTCCGCACTCCACGATCCCGCGATTATTCGCGAGGTTATGGAACAGGGTTTTCAACGATATTGGCTGTTTCGTGGATGTCGTAGACATTCAGGCTATAAGTTTCCTGCGGCAACTACTGTTGTTCGCTAAGAAGGTTAAGCTCGAATGCTCTCCCGATCGTACTCTCGCGAGTATTCGGGATTTCTACGCCATAGAAGATAAGATGGCGTCACCAGACCTTGACTGGAATGGTGATACCTTTAGCGGTGGGGCTGCTAAGTTCCTTAACTTGGCGGATCCCGTCGGCTTCTATCCAATTCGAGGGGAACTTCCTCTCGAACCAAGAGTCGAGCCGATACGTACTTCTCTTCTTGAGTGTATCCAGCAGGTTGCTGATATACTTTCCTGCGTGATTGGGGGTTTCGACCCATACGATCACGCACCGAAGCACGGTCCTGGTGTAGTTTCAGACCTCAAAGGCGGGGAGTTTAAGTACAGCTTCCCGTCCTGGCCTGATCGACTAGAGGCTATCTTCCCATATGCGGACGTCGCTTTCGCGAACTACGCTACATGGGCAGATAGTTTGCCTGCTGTTGAGCACTACGGGAGTGATCCCGAGTGCTCTTCGCGCCTTATTGTAGTGCCCAAAACACAGAAGGCCCCTCGGCTTATCGCCGCTGAGCCAGTTGCACACCAGTGGTGTCAACAAGTGATTTGGTCGTTCTTTAAGGCCAGGTATGCGAGCACTTTCCTGGATCGGTTTGTCTCCTTTGGAGACCAGACCGGAAATCAGGATCTTGCTCGGCTCGCGTCAAAGGAGTCATCTCACTGGACGATTGATCTTTCATCGGCTAGTGATCGGCTCTCTTGTCGCGTCGTAGAGAGAATCTTTAGGAGGATTCCATCCCTCCTGGATGCTCTCTATGCTAGTCGGACCCGCTATTTGTCTCAAGGACTTGATGACAAATCGCCTAGCATCGTACGTTTGAAGAAATTCAGTACGATGGGGTCGGCATGCACTTTCCCTGTGCAATCCCATGTATTCTTGGCTATCGCGCTAGGCTCGACCCTCTTCGGGAAGGGCTCTGCAGTTACGCTCAAGACCATTATGGGCTTAGCAGGGCAGGTCCGCGTCTTTGGGGATGATATCATTGTCCCCAAAGAAGGTGGTAGACACACGGTGGAGGCCCTAGGTTACCTTGGTCTCAAGGTAAACCAGGAAAAGACATACCGGAATGGAAGATTCCGGGAGTCTTGTGGCCTGGAGGCGTTTGATGGGATAGAGATATCTCCAGCATACTTCCTCAGGCCTCCATCGAAGACAAACCCAGAAAGTATCGTCTCGGCGGTCGC